TCTAATATTCACCAACTTCAAGAACAAACTAATCTTGAGAAAGCAGAAGTTGAATTGCTTAATATCCATCCTGATTTTACTGAGATAAGAGATCAAGATGAGTTCCACGATTGGGCAGAAAATCAGCCTAAGTGGGTACAAGATGCACTCTACGAGAACCGTAATGATGCACGTTCAGCAGCAAGGGCAATTGACCTATATAAAGCTGACATGGGCATTACTACTAAGAAGAAATCTAGCTCAAGTAAAGAAGCTGCCCGTAGTGTTAATACTCGTTCATCTCGCTCTGTACCAGATAGTGAAGCAAGTTCTGGCACTGTAAAAGAATCAGATGTGCAAGCTATGTCGATTGAGGAATATGATGCAAATAAAGACCATATTATGGCGTCTATCCGTAGTGGTAAATTTATCTACGATGTGTCTGGTTCTCAACGTTAATCAATTGACACAATTACTAAATTAAATATAACTATAAAGAATTTATACAGCCCCTATATGGATTACCTGTATGGATAAAGAAGACTCAAGAACACCCGAATACATGTGCCAATAGGTAACTGATCATTACTTGTTCTACCACAAATGTAATTGGCCTCTAGGAGTTGATAGTTAAAATAGCGGATACTAATCCGCATATGTCGAATGTAAGGAGAGTGACAAATGGCATTCGCAAAAGCAGCGGGTCATGGCAATCTGCCCAATGGTAACTTTAGTCCAGTTATCTACTCTAAGCAGGTCCAGACCGCTTTCCGTAAATCTTCTGTTGTAGAAGAAGTTACGAACTCTGATTATTTTGGCGAGATTGCCCAAATGGGTGATTCCGTTAAGATCATCAAAGAGCCTGAGATCACCGTTAAGTCTTACGCACGTGGTACTACTATCACTCCGCAAGACCTTGACGATGAGGACTTTTCGTTAACCATCGACAAAGCTAACTACTTTGCTTTTAAGGTTGACGATATTGAAGAAGCTCATTCACATGTAAACTTCCAAGACCTTGCTTCTGATCGTGCAGCGTTCCGTCTGTCTGATCAGTTCGATCAAGACGTTCTTGGCTACATGTGTGGCTTTAAACAATCTGCTATTCATGGTAGCCCTGATACGGCTAATACTACGATTAATGGTAGTAAGGCTGTATCAACGGCTGGCTCAAATGAACTGCTTGCTTCAATGCAAATTGATGGCAGTGACTTTGGTGGAGATGCAAACAAAGGCATTCGTTTGGAAGCACGTGGCCCCGGTCAGGTTTCCGCAACGCATGACGCAACGAAAGCATCCCCAATGCAGGTTGTTGCGAAAATGGCTCGTAAACTTGATCAGCAAAATGTTGATCAACAGGGTCGCTGGTTGGTTATTAATTCGATTATGGTGGAAATCCTACGGGATGAAAACTCTAACCTTCTTAATGCCGATTACGGTGAGTCTGGTGGGCTTCGCAATGGGCTTATCATCAAGAACTTACATGGTTTCCGTGTATATGTTTCCCAAAACTTGCCAGAGATCGGTGAGGGTTCTGACTTTGCTAGTACCCCAACGGTAACTGATTTTGGTGTAATTATTGGTGGACATGATTCTGCTGTTGCTACGGCAGAGCAGATCAATAAGACGGAAACTTATCGTGACCCGGACAGCTTCGCTGATGTTGTTCGTGGTATGCATTTGTATGGTCGCAAAATTCTGCGCCCAGAGGCGTTGGTAAACGCCCGTGTAACACTGTAGGAGGGTATTATGGCACTAGGTGATAACACTACTTCTGCGGCACGTAACGCGAGTGGAATTGGGCGTAAGCCTTATTTCATCCAACATGAACTGGACTTTGCGCAAGCAGTAACGGATAAGGGTACTGCCCTTGCTGCTGCTGACGTAATTCCGGGTCTGACCGTTCCTACGAACTCCGTTATCTTAGCGGCAGGTTTTGAAGTTACTGAAGCTCACGCTGGTACTTCAACTGACTGTGCGCTAGATATGGGCGTAACGGGCGGTGACGTTGACAACTTTGTTGATGGCTTCGACTTTGATGGCGCAGCGGTGGGCGCGTATTCAGCAGTGAATGCGGGTTCTACTGTTGTGGTATCAGCACAAGATACCATTGACATTCTTATTCAAGCTCAAACAGGTACGACTACGGCTGGAAAAATCCGTATGTATGCTGTGTGCATGGATATTGATGATGTTGGCAGCACTGCTGCTGATGAAGTTGATCGTGATACGCTTGCGTAACACATTTGAGTGGGGGTGGGGTTCGCCTCACCCTCATTCTATCTAAGGGATTTACGATGGCTGAAACATTTGGAACATTAACTAATGAAACATTACGTAGAGCTAATGAGGTAGAAGTTAGTGAAAGTGATTTTGCTACCGTAAAGAGTGTGCAAACTTTAGCTAAAGATGCTGTTAATGCAGCATGTCGTTATGTTTTACAACGGGGTCAGGAGTGGCCCTTTACTGCTACTACACATGCACAAGAGTTAGTTGTAGGTACAGGAGAGTATGCGTTTCAATCCGATTATTCTTCTGCTGATTGGCAAAGTTTTTTTCTAAAGTCAGATGATACGTTAGGCAATAGCGCAAGGTTTTTAGCTGAGATATCATTCGATAACTATACACAACATTATAGAATTAAAGATGATGAGGCAACTGCTGGTGACTATGCAGTGCCTCTTTCTGTATATGCAACACCAGATGGCAAGTTCGGTATTACGCCATTGCCTGATAAAAAGTATAATATAGAATATAAGTATTTCTCGTTCCCAACAGTTGATATGATTAGTTTTTCTGATGTATTTACAACAGTAACAAAGATACCAGATAGATATAAACATGTTGTTATTGACGGGGCTATGATGTACCTAATGCGCTATAGGACGAACAACCAAGCAGCAGCAGTACATGAAAAAGCATTTGAGGATGGCATTGAAGATATGCGGAGACTACTACTGCATCAACCACCTGCCGTACTTTCTAAACAAATTGTCCGTAGTAAAAATTCATTTGTGTTTAGCCAGACAGGGTAATAATTAGAATGCAGGTATTTAGAACCGCAATAGAAGGGGGTCTTGATGTATCATCTAGTATCCTCACTATGGCAGACAGAAAGCCGGGTGCAGCTATTAGCCTATTAAACTACGAAGCCTCTCTTCAAGGGGGGTATCGTAAGATTAATGGGTTCTCCCACAACTTTGGTGTTGTTCCCGGTACTGGGCCAGTGTTAGGATTGACTGTAAGAGATGGTGTAGGAAACGGCATTTTTGCTTGCAGGAAACCTATTGCTGGAAATAACTATTTACATGAATGGGATTTTGTAACTAGTAACTGGCAAGTAGTAACTACTGCTGGTAGTCCAACAATGGTAGGAGTAGATAGGGTTCGGATACTTCCTTTTAATGTTCTTACTGCTACAAAAATAGTACTAACAGATGGTATTAATAAAGCGGCTACATATGATGGCACAACATATACCCAAATAACAGACTCAAATGCTCCCACAAAACCTAAGTTAGCAGCGTGGTTTGCTAGTCATATGGTTTTGGCTGGTGATTCTACCGCCCCTAACACAATATATATTTCTGCACCAGATGGCGAGACTGACTATAGCCCCGCTAATGGTGCAGCAGCGATGACACTACCCTTTAAAGTTATTGCACTAAAAGCATTTCGTGAGTCCTTGTTTATATTTGGTACTAATGCTATATCTAAATTAACTGGGTATTCATTTGAAACTTTTAAGATAGAAGAAGTAACTAATAACTTAGGATGTCTAGCGGAAGATAGTATTGTTGAGTTGGGCGGGGATATTATATTCTTAGGTCCAGATGGTATTAGGCCAATTAGTGGTACTGAAAAAATTGGCGACGTAGAATTAGAAACCGTGTCTAGACCAATCCAATCTATTGCTTCAACACTAATAGATAATACTAATCTACAGGGTCTACGTTCTGTCTTGCTAAGAGGTAAGTCTCAATTTAGATATTTCTTTACTGATCAAGTACAAAGTAAGGTACGTACTGCAATTGCTTCTGGAACCGCAATGACAGGTGCTGGAACTATTATATTAGATAAGACTGTAGATTTCCCTGCAACTGGCAATATTCTTATTAACGGTGAAGAGTTTTCTTACGCAACAAAAGCAGATGATGGGTATACACTAGAGGGTGTAACAAGAGCTATCAATTCAACAACGGCTGCAACTCATGCTGTGGATGATATTGTTTTTTCAACGGATACACAGCTAACAGACCCAACTGGTATTATAGGATGTCTTAAACAAAAGAACTTTGAATTTTCTAGATTGGCTGGATTACAAGCGCATTGCGCTGATAGTGGATATATAGGTAATACTGAATATATACTTCATGGTACACATGATGGTAAAATATTTGAACAAGAGAAGGGTAATCTTTTTGGGACCGAAAATATCTCCTCTGTATTTCAAACACCCTACTATGATTTTGGTGATCCAGAGTTAGATAAAACAGTTTTTAAAATAACAACCTATATAAAAGCAGAAGGTCAATGTAGTTTAAATATGTCTTTAATATATGACTATGATAATATTGAGACACTTAATTCAGAAAACTACTCTGTTGCTACCATCACAGGGGGAACAGTATTTGCAGACTTAGCAGACTTAGATACAACATTTACATACGATTCAACTAACTCTATATATGAGACATCGAATCCTGCTGTAGAACAATCTGTATCTGGTTCTGGAAAATCAGTTTCAATTCGATATGCATCTAATGATGCAAATGCATCACATAGTTTACAAGGATTTGCTATGTTATATAACATGGAGGCGAGGTAATTTAAATGGCAGGTTATACGAGACAGTCAAGCGCAGACATTGTAACTGGTGCAGTTGTTAAAGCTGCGCCACTTAATGCTGAGTTTAATAAACTTAAAGATATATTTGACTCGCCCGGAGTAAGCGCACTAGGACATAGACATGATAATTCAACAGGAGAAGGTGGATATGTACCTTTAATTGCAGATGCTAATGCACGTAATAAGGTAGTTACAAATAATACTAATGATACTATTGAGTTCTATGTTGAAGTATCTAATGATGCCGCACAACAATTAACATTGGCAGATGGTGTCTTAAAGCCTGTTACAGATAATGATATCGCATTAGGCACTTCTTCATTAGGCTGGTCAGATGTATATATTGCTAATGATGGAATGGTTAATTTTAGAGATGCTGCTATTTTTATCAAGTCAGATGTTGATGGTAAGTTAAATATAACAGCAGATGCCGAAGTAGAAATTAATGCTACAGCTATTGACATAAACGGTGCGGTTAATATGAGTGGCCTAGCTTACCCCTCGTCTGATGGTACAGCAGGACAATTACTTAAAACTGATGGAGAGGGTACTCTAAGTTTTGTTGCAGCATCTACCCCTTCTGCCGCTGGCACAAACACACAAATTCAGTTTAATGATGATGGGACGCAAGCAGGTGCCGCAAGTTTTACTTTTGCTAAAGGTACAGGAGCTATTACAACAGCGGCGGGAACTTTACCTACTGGTCATGGAACTAATGGTCAAGTTCTAACAACTAATGGTTCTGGTCAAACATCATGGGCAGCAATAAGTTCCGGGACAGCTACTATTACTATTACTGATGATGTCTCTAGTGGCGCAGAAAAAGGTTTATTGTATGCAACAACTACAGGTGCTACAACAAATACCATATATACTGCAACTAGTGGAAGTGACGATGTAACTATTCGCCCTGATATTGGACGAATATCTGCAAAAAACTTTAATCTAGGTAGTGGTGGAGATGGTGAATTTTCTTCTACCAATAATGGAGATATCTCTATCTTTCCACATGGAACTGGCGATCTTAAATTTAATGATCAAATTTGGCCTGATGACGATGGGATAGCTGGACAGTTTTTAAAAACTAATGGTAGTAATGGGTTAAGTTGGGCTAATGTAAGTGGTGCTGGCAGTGGTTCTGGTGGCCCCGGCGATCCTGTAAATGGTTGCATATTATCCTTAACTAATACTGATGGAACGCAATACTGGCAGTCGCACTATGATGAGGCTAATAGCCCTTATCATTATGATAGTTCAATAAAAGGAACTTCGCTTACATCCTTATACCTTGTTCCTTATAGGGCGGGATTTGCTAACATATATATCCAAGACCAGTTTAGAGAAGTAAATTGGTCTAGCATACCATCTGTTACTATAAGTGCTAATACAACTCCTAAAGTTATATACGCATATTGGACAGGTAGTGCCGTTGCTATAGAAGCAGTAAATTATGATACTGGCTATCCAGTATGGACTAATGGTACATATGGAAGATATACAAAGAATGGTGATAATACAAGAACATTATGTGGATGGGCATATAATGACGGTACAGCAACGGCGGGTAGAAATACAGGACTACACTTTATGCCATACGGTAAAAGTCATGGCGATACAATGACCACACAAGGACGGCATCCAGCATCAGTATCTTTTATTAGTGCGTATAATACCCGTCCTATAACACTTTCGAAAAGTAATCTTCTTTGGGGAGATAGCTTTGGAAAAGAAACTACTAAGACAGGTCTAGTTGTCCCAAGAGATACAGATTTTGCAGCAGGTAATACGCCAAATTCTAACTCTCTGTACTCACAACAA